TGATGAGTTGTTAGCAAGTGCTGTTGCATTTTCCATAATCTCAGTAATTACGCTATCAGTTTTTCTACCTAAAGCATAAGCTGCAGATTGTGCAACCACTTGTCTTTCGTCAATGTTTACCTTTAACTCGTCTAACTTGTCAACGTAATCAGCTGCATAGTAATCAGTTAAAGTAGCAGACACATTGCTGTGAGAAAGATCCATTGCTACTACTTCAGCATGTCTTGCTTTAGTATTAGCAGATCCTTTTGCTACCTTCTGAAACTTAACAGTGTTACCATTAACGCCATTCACTTGTCTTACTAGGTTCTTTAACTTAGAACCCATTCTTTGGTAAGCCATATGAACTTCAGCTTCGAATTGAGTTATAAAGGCATTAGTTATTGATGTTGCCATTATTAGCTCCTTATTGTTAAGTTACGTTAATATCCGATTATCTTACAAATGCAGGGGACTGTTCTCCATTAAGGGCAATCATTTAACATTTTTAAGGTCTTGCAGCTAGAATAAATTTTAGAATGATTTTAAACAACGCACATTAAATCCATATTTTAGGTATAGTTATAACTTCTCCAAACTCTAACTTACCTTTCTCATCATATGAATATGTACCAAATAGTGTAATAGATTTTTTAGTTTCTTTATAGATCCACATTTGGCTACATACAGCTTTTGCTGGTTCTTGATTATCCATATCAGATTCAGAAATCCAACCAGTTTCAGAAACTGCATCTAGCCAGTGTAGATCCTTTTTAAGCTTTTTAAACTTAAAAGGTTTAGCTTTGGTTTTTCTGATACGCCTTTTCATAAAGCTCAGTTACTCTTTTGACATAACCAGGATCTCTTTTACTTGAATCCCAATATCTTGGATCTTGAAGCATAGCTTTTAGATCGTCTTCATTAGGAGTTACTGATACCTGTGTAGGCGTTGTAGGTATAGGACTATCTTTAGTCAGTTTCATTATTTCTTCAATAACTTTAACTCCATCTGCAGTAGCA